AGAGTATCTACGCGACTTGGCTGGTCTACCACCTGCTGAACATGATGGACAGAATTTTGGTATGCCTCCTATGCCTGAAGGCGCTGGAGTTCCTCCAATGCCTGAAGAACCAGCAACATCGGGCGAGGAAGAATTACCACCTGCTCCACCGACGGAGGCTCCGAAACTTCCTGAAGTTGGTTAGAGATGGCAATTCATTTTGCTAAAGCAAGAGAAAAGCGAGTTCCTCTAACTCCCGAAGAGATAGCCCTTGCTCGCACTCTTTATGAATCTATCCAGCGAGCCACGGATAAGATTTCAATGAGGCAACTAGAGAGCCTGATTCGTAATATGAATCCGCAAACTTTAGAGCGTTTAATTAGTGCTATTACTATTTCCAATCAAAAGAAAATTCAAGATGCCCTTTTGGTCTCCATTGACATCGGTGGCAAAGAAGCAATTCAACAGATTCAAAGCATCGCCCCTAAATTAGCCTTACCAGCCTTTCTACCATCTAAGGTAAAGATAGATAACAAACCTGCGATGGCTAATATGGAGTTCACCAAACTTCCTATGTGGGCGCAACCTAAGCCACCTAAAGTTGAATTCACTATGTCTTTCAACAAGACAAACCCAAACTCTCTAGCCTTTGCTCAAAGACGGGCGGCTGAATTGATTACATCCATTGACGCCATGACCCGAGATTCAATCCGTCGAGCCATCATTGATGCTTTCAATGAGCAATTAGATTACAGAGCAACAGCGCGAAGAATTAAGAATGTAGTTGGGCTTCATCCTAGATGGGCTGAGGCAGTTACAAACTTTGAGAAAAAAGAGTTTGCTCGTTTAGTTCGAAGTGGAATCAAAGAGGAGACTGCTCGCGCTCGCTCAATCGAACGCGCTACACGCTACGCCGATTCTCTAAAGAGCAAGAGAGCAACCATGATTGCTCGAACCGAGATTCAGATTGCTCAAAATGAGGGACGCCAAGAAGGTTGGAACCAAGCGGCTAAAGAAGGTTATGTCGATGTTGAGTCTCAAAAAATGTGGGTCATTGCTCAAGATGAACGCACTTGCCCCATCTGTACAGAACTTGATGGAGAGATTGTTGGTTGGAATGAAGTGTTCTCTAGCGGTCATGAAACCCCAGGCAGAGTCCATCCTAATTGCCGTTGTACCATGGTAATCATTCCACCTGAGAGACGCTCATGAGTATCACACTTACATTTCCTGTTGGCTATAAGCCAGTTTTCAAACACGGCGAACATGACCAATCTAGTCACGGCTCTTGGGCTACTGGAAATTTTGATGAAGAAACTGAGTATGAAAGCGCCGCAACAACTTATAGCGAACGCTATGGGGTTGATAATCAAGGTAAAGTAGTAGGACTTTCCCAAGAACAAAATTTGGCTTTAGATAGTTATACATCTAGTGGGTATAAAGACATAAACGGATACCTACGAGGAACAAATAAAGTAACAGAATTAGATTTACAAGTTGCTTTTCAAATTGTTCAAAATAGCGATTCAATGTATCAAGAGGCATTAGATTCTTATAGGGAAAATAACGAAGTTGGTGATGAACTTACAGAATCAGAATTAGATGATGCTGTTTATCAGTATGTTACAACACCAACAAATGCTAAAGAACTTTTAGATGCGTACAACAGCGGTGATACTGCCATGGGTGCCAATATACGAGACAAAATAGACAACATAGATAGTTTGATTGATGAAGCACCTGTTTTATTTGGAGATAAAAATTTATATCGCGTATTTTCAGACAGAGTTTTAGAGGGTCTCCAAGAAGGAGACATAATGCGAGATAAAGGATTCCTCTCTACAACACGCATTGATATAACTCAGGAAGGGCAAGCAGAGGGTCGTACTTGGATGGGCGGTCTATCAAAAACACCCGATACAGTCGGTGTCATTCTGCCTAGCGAATCCAAGACTGGTAAAGGTTTAGCCGTAGATATGTACAGAACGGCAGTTGGCGACAGCACAACAATTTCAGATACAGAAAAAGAAATTTTGCTTCCCCGAGATACACCTCTAAAATTTATTGGATATAAAACAGATGTTGGAAATGAGGCTAGAGTGGCAGTCTTTCAGAGGATGGATAAATGAGCAGATTCCTAACTGACACCCTAGATGGCATTGAGATAACCCGAGCCAAAGAAGTTGAGAAGCACGGGGAGCATGACCAGTCAAGCCACGGCTCATGGGCGCACGGGGTCGAGGTAGCCCCTGAGATTGTCCGCTCAACCCTTGAGAGGGTTAAAGAGAATGGCGGTCTCTCAGTAAGCCTCAAGGACGGTTCTGAGCCTACTAAGGGCTTTATGGTCGCTAAAGGCAAGAAGTTCGCCGCAATAGTCAAGGCTGATGATTTTTTTGATGAGACTAAAGGCGCTGAGATTCTTTCTTCCTACATGAAACAACACAAAGCCGAGTTCAATAATTCGAATAACTACCTCGGTTTATGGCATAATACAGATGATGGACAGGTTTACCTCGATGTATCAGAAAACATTGAGGACGAGGGGGAGGCTATCTCTCGGGGTCAGTCACGCGACCAAATCTCAATATGGGATGTAGCGAACTTAAAAGAGATACAGACAGGAGGAACAGGTGGCATCGAAAAAACTCGAAGCGGTCAAACTGCCCGATTTGTCAAATATGACAGACGAACAGATAGACGCTTACGCCAAAGAGATTTGGGAGAAGTTAGGAAAAGGCAAGAGCGATTCAAAGTAATCTATTTTGACTATGGATTAAGACCCGTATTCAAACATGATGGACATGAGGACCAGTCAAGCCATGGCAACTGGGCAAGAGGTTACACGGAAGAAGAAATTGCTCGCGTTGAAGAAATGCGAGATAAAGGTCCTAGCGTTGAAGATTTAGATAATGCCATCAAAGAATCAGGCGCGTACACCCAAACCGATGAACAATTAAAACTAATTGTTGAAAATGACCGAGACCTTTACAATGATGCCACCGCAGGAATTGACGCAAGGGTTGAAGAACGCCTTGCTAATCTTCAAGAAGAATTTCCCAATCATGTTTATACGGAACAAGAAAAATCAACTATTTATGAAAATGTTCAAAACGAGTTAATTGATAGTTATGTAGAGTCCCAAAGAGAAACATTAACTGAGTTAGCGGCAGGTATGGACTCAGGTGAGTTTGATGTAAACCCTCAAGAGTTGATTCCATTTTTTAATGATGTCTATGGAGTATCACATACTGGTGCTAATTTTGATGGAGAAGAGCGCACAGTTTCTTCAGAAATTTACGAGGCACAGGTTGGGTACAGGGGTGATGGCTCAATTATTATTGATGGAAGTCTTACTAACGAAAATGGCGAGCAAGTCGGTTTTATACAAAGAGAGTTTTTCAAAGAAAATGGTGTTTGGAATGTTGAGCATCTAGCCCTTGTCATTGAAGAGGATGACTACAAAGGTACGGGCTTTGGCAAAGAAATTATCCAACAGTCAGAGGCTTGGTATGTAGCAAGAGAATTCGGATACATAGAAGTTTCAACTGCTATGGATGGCGCTCGACATTGGGCAAGAGCGGGTTATGATTTCAACCCTGAATACTTGCGTGAAAATGCTAGAGCGTTAATTGTCGCCGCAGATTCAAGATTAGAACGGGGAACACCCGAGCGAGAACAATTTGATAGTTTAATGAGCAGATACTTAGACGGCTATACACCTTCTAGTGAGCCTATTTATGCTGGAGTTAGAGATATGAAAGAAGATGATTTTCCTCTTCCTGCTGATTTTGCCAACATTGGATACACGGCAGGTGCGAAAGAATGGGCAGGTAAAAATTTAATGAGTAGTTTGAACATGAAATATGTCAAAGTGCTTACACCTGAGGGTCAAAAACTGATGGATGGTCCTATTGACCATGACGGTGACGGATTGATTTACGACGGAACATCCCGTGAAAAACCAGCGCCTAGCAAAAAGAACTAAACTGGGGTATAATTAGATTATGAGCAGACGAGATAGATTAAAAGCCATCCAAGAGGCTTACTCTAAGTGGGAAGAGGGAGTCAAATTTACCTCTGAAACTGGAGGCACCGACGAGGATGAGTCAAAGATTATGGATGAGATTACAACCATCCTTAAAGGAAATAAACCCGAGTAGTAATCCCATCCGCTATTCTTAATCCATGGCGGATATTGCTCCCAAATTGATTCATCTAAGCGCTGAGAAACTACTTGCGCTTCATCAGGATGTCCATAAGTCTGAGTCCCCAACCGCGGCTGAAATCGAAGTTCACCACACCGTCCTTAATGAGATGGCTAGACGCAAGATGGAACGCCCTCAAGATGATTGGGATAAGTACGAGATTCTTGTTGATTCAATCGACAATGTAGACCTAACTAGCCTTAACGGATTACCCGCTGAGACCTTGCTGGATGTCATCAAGGAGACAGGCGATACCGCTGGCAACATCAAGACTTTCCTTACGGTCAATGGCTATCAGATGCGAGTTGAGCCAGTAGAGAAAAAAATTCAAAAAGAAGATGGAAAATGGGTTGTCTATAACGAAGAGGGAACACGCAGTTTCGGAAGTTATGATTCTAAAGAAGAAGCCCAAGAGCGATTACGACAAATAGAATTCTTCAAAGAAGAAGAAACTTACAAACCACCTAAAGGTGTCAGAGAAGCGGCGCAACGAGCGATTGAATGGATTGATGCTGGACTTGCTGGTGACGGATTTACTTCCGTTGGTAGAACTCGAGCAGGTCAATTAGCCCGAGGCGAAAACATCAGTATCGATACTTTGAAGCGAATGAAATCTTTCTTTTCGCGTCACAAAGTTGATGGACAAGCCCTTGGATTTAATCGTGGCGAAAAAGGTTTCCCTAGCGCTGGTCGAGTTTCTTGGGATGCGTGGGGTGGAGATGCTGGATTCGCTTGGTCGGAAGCAATGGTGGAAAGATATGAAAATCAAGTCAAAAAACATGGAGAACATGACCAATCCTCACACGGGGCTTGGTCTAGTGGAGCAGGTGGTGGAGAGACTGACGGCTCATCTAGTCGCCCCCGTATGGCAGATGATGTCAAACCAAAAGCAGAGCGAAGCCCTGACGCAGTTAAACAAGCCGAGAGATTACGAAGAGATGCCGAAGCGGTAGAACCCGTAGTCACAAGTTTGATGGAGGGCATTGCTAAAACTATTGATGCTGACTTCGCAGAATTAGATGGCAAGAGTTCTCTTGAACAAAGATTAAAGTCCACAGATTCTCTTGCTCGAAAAATTGATGCTGATGCCGAGAAAGACCATGGCGGAGATAGAGAGAAAGCGGCGAACGCAATTTCTGATTCTGTTCGTTATACCCTCAATGTTGATGAAGCCAACTACACAGACGGTGTTGAGAAAACTGTTAGCGCCTTACAGGAGACTGGTTGGAAAGTTGAATCAGTTAAAAACTTTTGGCAAGCAGGTGACCCTTACGATGGCACCAATATCAAGATAAGTAAAGACGGGGTAAAGGTAGAACTACAACTCCACACACCAACATCTCATAAGATTAAAGAGGTCGATTTACATAATGATTATGAGAAGTATCGAGTATCGACAGACAATACTGAGCGAAGAAGCCTATGGGATGGCATGGTTGAAAAGGCTAAAGCGATTCCAAGACCAGCCAATATGGGCAAACTTTTAACCCTTGGAACCTTGGTAGTTCAGACCTACGAGACGGCTCAACAGGCTGGATTGACTAAATCAACTGGGGTTGATATTATATGGACAATAACGAGAGGAGGTATAGCCGTATGCGGTATTTCGCAAAACTAGGCGCCAATAACGAAGCGATAAACATTTATCGTTTTGA